ATGGATGGATTTAGAAAATGGCTTAAAGAAAACAATTACGATTGGGAAGACCCTAAATTGTCATTAGGATATATTAAAATTGGACAAGTAGACATGAAACTAGGATTTGCTAATAACCCTTTTCGAGAAGTTTACAATGATATGAAAAATAATTTAAATATAAAAAGTATTCATACGATTGGGTCATACTCTGTACAATGCGAATATCCTTACACCCTTGATAATGAAGACTGGAAACAAATACAAATGGATAGGTTGAAAGAAGGTTATGAATCACATAGTTTGCGTTAAATGGGGTAACAAATACATTCCCCAATATGTAAATGTACTTTATCGTATGATTCAACGACATACTACCGTACCATATGAATTTCATTGCATAACTGAAAGCCCTAAAGGGTTAGATCCACATATACACGTAATACCTTTCCCAAAAGATCAACCAATTATAAAATCATGGTGGAGTAAACTATGGATGTTTGGTGGACACTTTCCTTTACAAGGTAATATACTATATTTTGATCTTGACGTAATTATTTTTAAAAATATTGATGAATTATTTACAAACAATCCTAACAAATTTATGATTATTCGAGATTTTAATAGACGTAGAGTTAAAGACTGGAAAATATGTAATTCAAGTGTAATGAGATGGAATTCAGGTACCCTGAATTACCTATGGGATGACTTTAAACAAGATGCACAAAATATCATGGGATCAAACCACGGTGATCAAGACTGGATTACTAGTAGAGCTAAAGGTGACACTAATTGGTGGCCTGAAGAATGGATTCGTTCCTATAAATGGGAAATGATTGACTTGGGATATAAAGCTAAACGAGAAGGACCAAATTGGACTTTTGATAAGGCTCCTAAAATTATTCCTGAAAATCGTGTAGCAGTATTTCACGGAAATCCGAAACCTTTTAACTGTAAGGATCAATTTGTAATTGATCATTGGAAATAAATGTTTAAAAATATACACAACTGGCCACTCGAACATTGGCATATTGAACTTTGTTCTAAATGTTCTTTAAAATGTCCACGATGTTCTAGACAAGAAGTACCCGAAGGACTTACAAATAAAGAATTAAGCCTTGAATGGTTTAAAGAAAACTTTACAGGAAAACTTTTAAAAGATGTTAAAAAAATTACCTTCTGTGGCGACGATGGTGATTGTATATATGCTAAAGATTTATTAAAAATACTAGAATGGGTTAGACAAAATAATAATAAAGTACAATTTGTTATTGTAACAAATGGATCATACAAAACTGCTGAATGGTGGCAACAATTTAATAATATTCTTAATGAAAAAGACCACATACATTTTTCAATTGATGGTTGGGACCAAGAATCTAATAATATCTACAGAGTAAATTGTAATTGGCAATCAATTTTAGTAGGTATTAATGCTTTAAAAAACACAAAAGCATATAAAACATGGGCCACAATAGCATTTAAGTTTAATGAAAACAAAATAGCTCATATGGAACAATTAGCAAAAAAATATAACTTTGATAACTTTCAATTAACATTAAGTACAAAATTTAATAAAAATTATCCAAGTTATCCTGTAAACGATCCATTACAACCAAGTGATAAATTTATTGCTACAGGACGTTTTACCAGACAGTCTACAAAATTAACTAATAAAAATTGGACAGATAACTGTCTTGATCTTTTTACAAAAAGGTTTTATAATTATGAGAACAACAACGAATCAATAATACCATTGTGTATGATAGGTAACAAAGGATTATATATAAAAGCTGACGGAAAATTTTATCCTTGTTGTTGGACAGCTTTAAGATATCCACATAATATGAACGTTTTTAACTATATTAATATGACACAAACTTTAGGAGAAATAATGGACGATCCTATGTGGAAAAAATTATTTACAGATTTAATATTTGGAGAAGGTCCACGTGAATGTGGTGAAAAATGTTCAGCAAAAAAATGGAATTTAGCTCATGCAACTAGTTGGTAAGAAAAGAAAAAAGAAATTAGAGTATTGGAAAGCAATAGATATGGTTCCTGCAACTTGTGGATACGAAAAACGATTCAAATTTGATATAGATATGCATTCAAACGGAATAATGGGTGATTGCATTCAATGGTGTGTTAATAATTGTAAAGGTAAGTGGGGTTGGTGGTTCGACCAAGGGCACGATTATAATCCATTACATCATAATTGGGAAGAACAAAATAGTTATATGAGTTTTGAGATTAAAAAAGAAGCTACCGCATTTTTTTTAGCTTCTGGATTGGCTAATATGGGGGATCATAACAGATAAATATTGATATGAAAATGTTTGACATCACAGATAAAGCAAAAACACAAATGGAAGGATTACTATCTAAGAATCCTGGCAAATACGCAGTTAGCCTAATGGTTAAAGGTGGAGGTTGTGCTGGTTTCAAATACGATTGGGGATTTACTAACAAAGACGCAATTGGCAAGGATGATATTCTTGAAGATTGGGGTACAGGACGATTTGTTGTTGATGAATCAAGTTTGTTATATGTAACAGGCACTCAAATAGATTATAAAGAAGAAGTTTTTGGTTCTCAATTCGAAATTACAAATCCTAATTCCAAATCAAGCTGTGGATGTGGGGACAGTTTTGGTGTCTAATGGACACAACATTCATAATAGGTAACGGCGAGTCAAGAAACATATTTCCAATACAACATTTAAAAAACAAAGGTATAATATATGGATGTAATGCCATATACAGAGATTATCCTGAACTGTGTGATCATATTGTAGCAGTCAATCTTCCTATGTATGAAGAATTAACAGACTGGCATACTAAAACTAACTCTAAAATAAAAATTCATGGGCCTGAAGATATCAGTCAATGGAATTACGTTCTTCCTGACGACATAAAAACTAAAGTTCCGCATGGTTTAAAATTATATCGTATATGGAGAGGTGGAAATTATAAAAAACACAATATTACAACGTTAGATTTTTCCGAAGCTCGTGGTACTGGATGTTCTGCTATTTTGCTTGCCGCAGAATCGGGTATTAAAAATATTGTAATATTAGCATTTGATATTATGGGTTCAAAACAATGGGAATTCCAAGCAAGAGGTGAAATTAGTAGAGACCAAAATAACATTTATAAAAATACTAACAATTATCCTAGTCGACTCAGTATGAAAGCATATCTCAAGTACGAATGGATGTATCAAATGAGACAAATTATAAAAAAATTCCCTGACACTAATTTTTACTTTATTAATCGACTTGAATATATTCGAATGAACCCTTTTCTTAGATGGTATTTTAATCTAGAAAATATTAAAGTTGGTATATATGCAGATTTAAAAAGATGGATTGAAAATGAACGAAATAATATTAATTGGTTGTTATTATAATCGTTGCGTCGAACTAGCATCTATTCTATAAATTTTTCTCATTTTAATACCTATTTTTTGTGCGAACTTTTTTGTATCACAATAAGAACAAACGTGTTTATAGTTATTAGTTGCTCTTTCTGGGTCTATTTTGGCCCTGGCTCGTAAGAACGTACTTCCACATGAATCACACTTGAATACATATATGGTATTTTTTCTATGAAACGTATGATATACGCCTAATTTACTTTGACGTTCATATAATCTCATCGTTTTCAACGTTTCTATGAACATATAACTATTTAATAAATATGTACAACACATTATGACAAGAATTATTATAGATACAGGAACAGAAGGAAATTCAGCAACTGGCGATACTTTACGTACCGCTATGACCAAGATCAATACGAATTTTGAAGATGTATATACAGTAGTTGGAGATCCCTCTACTGGTCTTTTAACAAATTCAACAACAAACGGTGATATTAAAGTACAACCAAACGGAACAGGTATTGTTGAAATAGATCAACTACAAATAACTGACTCGGCAATAACGCCATTGATAACAAATGGTGATCTTACACTTACAGCAAATGGTACTGGTGATATTGTGTTAGGTGATGTTACTGTATCAGATAATAAAGTATCAACAAATGCCTCAAATGCAAATTTACAATTAGATGCGGCAGGTAATGGAGCAATTGAAATAATTCCTATTATTATTAAAATGGCAAATTTACCTACTTCTGACCCTAGTTCCGCGGGTCAATTATGGAACGACTCAAACACACTTAAAGTAAGTGCAGGATAATAAACAATGGCACAGACAACGATAAACGTAGGTGTTGTAGCAAATGATGGTACCGGTGATGGAATCAGACTTGCAGGAACATCTATTAATACAAATTTTACAGAATTATTTAATAGACCTTCGGTTCTTTCTCATATAGCTTTTGATGGCAATAATATAACATCTACATTAAGTAATGCTGATATTGTTTTAGGTACAGTTGGTACTGGTAATGTTGATTTTTCAAACTTACTAATCGAAGACAACATATATCTTACAAATAACGAAATTAAAACAACTCAATCAAATTCAAATTTAGAATTATCAGGAAGTAGTAGTGGATCTGTTAATATAACATCTTCAGCCACAGTATTAGGAGTTACAACAACCGGTAATGTTAATCACTCAGGACACGAAACAGTTACAGGACAAGTAGACGTTGATGGCATAACAATCAAAGATAATACTATTGCTACAAATTCTTCAAATGCCGACCTAGTAATTTCAGCAAGTAGCAGTGGTGTTGTTAAAATTGATGATATAGATATTGGTGGAGGAGAAATAGATAATACAGTTATTGGAGCCAACACAGCAGTTGCAGGAACATTTACTACACTATTTGCAACAACATTATCATCATCAGGAGTTACTATAACTGATAATGAAATATCTGCAACTCAATCAAACGATAATTTAGAATTATCAGGAAGTAGTAGTGGTGCTACTACAATTAGTGGATTATCATATCCAACAGTTAATGGTACTACGAATTATGTTTTAAAAACAAACGGAAATAGTACATTATCCTGGACTTCTTCACCTATAATATTATCTAATTCATTAATTACTGATGGAACTGCAACAATAAGTTCATCTAGTGTGACAGCTATAGACAGTTTCACTGCCGCAACATATAGAAGTGCAAAATATAATATACAAGTAGTTGACGCAACCAATAGTAGATATGAAATAATAGAAGCTAACATAACTCATGATGGTTCTAATGCCTATGTTTCAACATTTGGTCGAACAACCAATTATAGTGAAGATTTAATAAATTTATCTGCTGACATAAACAGTGGTTCAGTCAGATTATTAGGCACAATAAATAATAGTAGCAGTCACGTTATAAAATTTGTAAGAAGGATAATAAACATATAATGGCACAACTAACATTAGACGTAGGATCAAACGCAAACGACGGTACAGGTGATACACTTCGTGACGCAATGATATCTGTGAACACTATGTTCACAGAAGTTTATACTGCTC